ACCTGCAGGTCAGCAAAGAGGTGTTTTAAATAATGCAATTAAACTTGCATACAATCCATCAAAAGCACAAAGAGATCTTCTTTATAAAGCAAGAGTAAATTCAGTAATTAATCAACCTGGAGTTGGCATTTTACTTTTTGGTGATAAAACTGCGTTGTCTTATGCTTCAGCATTTGATAGGATTAATGTTCGTAGACTATTCTTAACTGTAGAGCAATCTCTACAAAGAGCAGCACAGTCTCAGTTATTTCAATTAAATGATCAAACTACGAGAGCAAATTTTGTAAATATTGTTGAACCTTATTTAAGAGATGTTCAAGCAAAAAGAGGTGTGTATGACTTTTTAGTTATTTGCGATGAAACTAATAACACCCCAGATGTTATTGATAATAATGAGTTTAGGGCAGATATTTTCCTAAAACCAACTAAATCAATTAACTATATTACTCTTACTTTTGTTGCTACAAGAACTGGAGTTTCTTTCCAGGAAGTAGCTGGAAGAGTTTGATTTGATTATAATTAATTACACACGGAGGTTCTAAAAATGTCAACTCTCAGAACAATTACAGGTTTTAAAGAAAGACTTGCTGGTGGTGGAGCAAGACCAAATCTTTTTGAGGTGGAAATTCCCAGTTTTCCACAACCACTACAAAACTTATGGTCAACAGGTGCAGGTCAAGAAGTTGAGACATTTAAATTTTTATGTAAAACTGCTGCTCTTCCAGCATCAAATGTTTCTCCAATTGATGTCCCATTTAGAGGACGTATTTTAAAAGTAGCAGGAGATCGTACATTTGATGTTTGGAATGTTACTGTGATTAATGACGAAGATTTCAAGCTTAGAACTGCTTTTGAGCTTTGGATGAATAATATCAGCAAATTAGAGAATAACACTGGAGCAACAAATCCAACATCTTATATGACTGATGCATATGTTCATCAACTTGGTAGAGGTGCTGGAACAATAAATTCAACTAAAAATTCTGATTCATCAAATGATACAGCAATTACACCATTAAGAACTTACAAGTTCTATGATATTTTCCCAACAAATGTATCAGAAATTTCTCTTTCATATGATTCTTCTGATACTATTGAAGAGTACAATGTAGAATTCCAAGTACAGTGGTGGTCTGCAGAAAATACAGACGCAACTAACACTGAAATTAAATAATAAATAGTAGCAAGTAATTAAAAGTATATAATGTCTAAGTTATTTGGATTTTCCATTGAAGATGATGATAAAAAATCTCCTAGTATAGTATCCCCCGTCGTTCCTAACAATGAAGACGGGGTTGATCACTATTTAACTAGTGGATTTTTTGGTTCATATGTTGATATTGAAGGAGTATATAAATCTGAATTTGAACTAATTAAAAGATATCGTGAAATGGCTCTTCATCCAGAAGTGGATAGTGCTATTGAAGATATTGTAAATGAGGCAATAGTATCGGATAGTAATGATGTTCCAGTTCAAATTGAGCTTTCTAATTTAAATGCAAGTGATGGAATAAAGAAAAAAATTAGAGATGAATTTAAATATATTTTAGATTTATTAGATTTTAATAAAAAGTCACACGAAATATATAGAAATTGGTATATTGATGGTAGATTATACTATCATAAAATAATTGACCTAAAAAAACCTCAAGATGGTATAAAGGAGTTGAGATATATTGACGCAATGAAAATGAAATATGTGCGTCAAGAAAAAAAGAAAGATAATAATGGAAATGGTGCATTTATTAAGAAAATTAATAATGATCCAATGGATTATGAATTTCCCGAAATTGAGGAATATTTTATATATAATCCAAAAATGTCTTATCCAACCAGTTCAATGACTGGAAAGTCCTCAAGTGTAACATCTGGGGGCATTAAAATGGCAAAAGATGCAATCACGTATTGCACTTCAGGTTTAGTTGATAGAAATAAATCAATTACTTTATCATATTTAAATAAAGCAATTAAATCACTCAATCAACTTCGTATGATTGAAGATTCTCTTGTTATCTATCGTTTGTGTTTGATCGGTGATTCACGAGTTAAAACAGAAAATGGATACTCATATATCAAAGACATCAATGTTGGTGATGTTGTTTATGCTTACGACAACAGAGTTGATGTTCTAGTCAAAACTTCAGTCACCAATAAATGGCTAACTGGAACAAAGAAAACTTATACAGTAAAATCAAAGCATCATAGCATCACAGGAACAGATACTCACCCTGTTCTTGTTTATGATTCTAATACAAAAGAAGTTAAGTATGTACCCATCAAGGATCTAATTCCTAAAGTGCATTCACTGACTTATATTAAACCAGAATCTACGAATGATATTGTATTGTTCAATGATGTCAGAGAGAAAGCATACTCAATTGTTGATACTCAATTTTGGCCAACATTTAAACTAGAAGGAAAAGAAAAGTTTATTGAAACTTTATCAGAAAAAACTGGCGTAAAAGAATTAAGAATTAGAAATTTCCTCTATGGCTTACAACATTTAGAAGAATCGAGTCTAGTTAAACTTAAAGAAGAGTTCAAAGAACTAAATGATATTGAGTATAACGAGAAGCATGAAGGATTCTGCAATAATGAGCTTAGTCTCCCTGAGTATGTAACTCCGGAGTTTGCTCGTTTATTTGGATTCTTGCTTGGCGATGGGTCTGTAAGTAAATACAGAGTTGTTTTTGCTGAAGGAGAAGACGAAGAGCAAAATCTTTATTATGCAAATCTCATGAGAACTTTCTTCGGAAATTGTACAAAATATGATTTAAAGAATAGAAAATACACCAACTACATCACAAGTAATACTCTTGCTGCAGAACTACTAATTTCTCTTGGTTATATTCCAGGAGCAAAAAATAAGAGAATTCCAAGTTGGGTATTTAATGCATCAGATGAAATCAAGCGACAACTTGTTTTTGGTCTATTGGATGCTGATGGTCATTATCGTGATCTTGTGAATGGATTCTCATGTGAAATTTCATTGTGTAATAAACAACTTATTGAAGATATCAAAGAACTTTGGACTTCTATTGGTTTATGTTCTGGTCAAATTCGCCATAGAATTAGGGAAGAGCAGATGAGAATCGTTGGCGAGGAAAAAGAACCTCGATTAATGCCAAGAACAGAATGCTATGAACTATATCTAAGTGAGTATGAACTTCCAAAGTTTGAGAAAATTATGTCTGTTGAGTATCATTCCGAAGAGGAAGTTTATGATATAGAAGTCGAGCACGAAAAGCATAACTTCGTGGCTAACGGCATTGTGGTGCATAACTCAAGAGCACCAGAAAGAAGAATTTTTTATATTGATGTTGGAAATCTTCCAAAAGTAAAAGCAGAACAATATCTTCGTGATGTTATGATGAGATATCGTAATAAACTTGTTTATGATGCTTCCACAGGAGAAATTCGTGATGATAAAAAGTTTATGAGTATGCTTGAAGATTTCTGGCTTCCAAGAAGAGAAGGTGGAAGAGGAACTGAAATTTCAACTTTACCTGGCGGACAAAATCTTGGAGAAATTACAGATATTGAGTATTTTAAGAAAAAATTATATAGATCTTTAAATGTACCACCATCAAGAATGGATGGTGAAGGTGGATTCAATCTTGGAAGATCTTCTGAAATTTTAAGGGATGAGCTAAAGTTCACTAAATTTGTAAGTCGTTTGAGAAAAAGATTTTCTCAAATGTTCAATGATATGCTAAAGACTCAACTTATACTTAAAAACATAATAACTCCTGAGGATTGGGATTTAATGCAGCAGCATATACAATATGACTTTTTATATGATAATCATTTTTCAGAGTTAAAAGAAGCAGAACTCTTATCTGAGAGATTGAACTTGGTTGCAACTGCAGAACCTTATGTAGGTAAGTATTATTCTCAAGACTATGTTCGTAGAAATATTTTAAGACAAACCGATCAAGAAATTATTGAACAAGATGAAATTATTAAAAAGGAAATTGAAGATGGGGTTATTCCAGATCCAACAGCAATGGTAGATCCAGAAACTGGACAACCAATTACTGATGATAATATTAGAGGACAATCTGGAAATGTTCCAATAGAACCAGAAATTGATGGTTCTGCAACTGAAGCACCAGAAGGTGGTGAAATTTAAATATAAATAGAAAAAACAACAAAAATAAACTATATGGAAGACCTACTTGATATGATCGTTTCTGACGAATCACCATCACAAATTAGTGATAAAATTAAAGATATTCTTTTTTCTAAATCTGCAGAAAAAATTGATGCTTTAAGACCAGAAGTTTCTACATCTATGTTTAATGATAGTGAAGTAGAAGAGCAAGAAGACTGAAAATAATAAATAACTAATAAGTATATAATAACTATAATGGCGCATAAACCAGTAGGTAGTGGTTCTTCGTTTTCCATTAGTGGAACAAGTGCTCAATCTATCATTTTCCCAAAAAGAAGTGATACGTTGAGAGTTGTATCTGTATCTTCAGATTGTTTTGTTGCAATTGGAACTAATCCAGTTTCAACAAATATTGATTATTATGTGAGTGCTAACAGTTCAGAAACTATTAGTATAGGGCAAGTTAAATCTCAAAAAGTTGTAGGAGTTACTACTGGAGCAACTACAATTATAGACTTTCCAGAAGGAACTGATTCGCCATTTGATGTTGGAGATTCAGTTCAACTTACCGGAATTTCTCCAACTGGGATTAATACTAACTTTGCAATTGTGTCTAGTATAAATGCGTCTTCAGGATATGATGGATATTACTCCACAAGATTAGTATTGGATTGGGATACATCTTCTCAAAGTACGCCAACAAACTCTGTAGGTGAATTAAGAGAAGTATTTAAAGTTTCTGGTAAGTCTTCAGGTTCTTCTGGAGCACTTTATGTTCAACAAGTTCAAGTTTCAGGAGTCGCTTGATGAAACTAATTAAAGAAGAGATAGAATCTGTAGAATTTATTACAGAAACTGTCGGAAAAGTTAAAAAACTTTGTATTAAGGGACCTTTTCTACAAGCAGAATGTGTGAATAGGAACAAAAGAAAGTATCCAATGCACATTTTAGAAAAAGAAGTGAAAAGATACTCTAATCTTTATATTGATAAAGGTCGTGCTTTGGGTGAATTAGGACATCCAACAGGACCAACTGTAAATCTTGATAGAGTTTCTCATAAAATTATAGATTTATACCGTGAAGGTAATAATTTTATAGGAAAAGCTCAAATACTATCAACTCCTATGGGAAAAATTGCGGAGTCTTTAATTAAAGAAGGTGTTTGTTTAGGTGTTTCTTCTCGTGGATTGGGATCATTAAGACCTACTAGAGAGGGTTATAGTGAAGTTGGTGAAGATTTTATGTTAGCTACTGCTGCAGATATTGTTGCAGATCCATCAGCTCCTGATGCATTTGTTCAAGGAATTATGGAAGATAAAGAGTGGATATATGATGCTTCCAAAAAAACTTGGATGGTTGAATCTGTAAAAAATATTATTGAAAGAGATGTTCAGCAAAGAAGACTTACTGAACAAAGAAAATTAGAACATTTTGAAACCTTTTTAAATAATCTTTAAAATACTAAAAAAAATTAATTTATAAATAAATATAGATTTAAATAGGAAAATCGGAGAGTTCAAATGTCTCGTGGAGATTTACAAGAAATGGAAGTAGGCACTAAGCAATCCAAAACTGCTGTAAATGCTGGAGCATCTCCTGCAGAAGCAATGCCTAAATTGACTACAGGCATTCCTGATGGTCAAACTGGAGGATGGGAAGATTTAGGTGGACCAACACCAGAAAACTATCGTTCAGATGATGATTCTGCAAAGCTTTCAACTGCTGAGAAAACTCTTAAGCAAGTTAAAGATATTGTAAATAGGGGTGCAAAACCTGCAGATCCTATGAAAGGTATGAAAGAAGATGCTGAAGTTGATGAAGATGATGAAGTTCTTCAAGAAGAAGAAATTGAAGAAGATGATGAAGAAGTAACTTATGCAGAAGAAGAAAGTGTAGATGAAGATATTGAAGAAAGTGATGAAGATGCTGAAGATGCTGAAGACGATGAAGAAGATTTAGACATTGAAGAGGATGTAAATGCTCTTCTTGAGGGTGAAGAACTTTCTGAAGAGTTTAAAGATAAAGCAAAACTAGTTTTTGAGTCTGCATTAAGAACAAAAATTAGTGAAATTAAAGAAAATATTGAAGAGAAGTATGCACAGGTACTTGCTGAAGAGGTTGAAGAAATTAAATATGCTCTTATAGAACGTGTTGATTCATATCTAGAGTATGTTTCTGGTGAATGGCTAACAGAAAATGAGTTAGCAATTGAAAGAGGTCTTAAAGAAGAACTTACTGAGTCCTTCTTAGTTGGTATGAAAAATCTTTTTGAAGAACATTATGTACAAATCCCTGAAGAGAAATATGATGTACTTGAGAGTATGGTAGAAAAACTTGATGATATGGAAACAAAACTCAACGAGCAAATTGAGAAGAATGTTTCCCTCAACAAGCGTCTTGCAGAGTCGGTTGCTGATGGAATCTTTGATGAAGTTTCTGAGGGTCTAGCACTTTCTCAGAAAGAAAAGCTCGCTTCACTTGCCGAAAGTGTTGAGTTTGAAAGTGACGAAGAATATCGTGAAAAGTTGGAGACCTTAAGGGAAGCATATTTCCCATCAAGATTAGTTTCTCCATCATCTAAGACTGAAACTTTGTCTGAAGGTGTAGATAGCACTCCCGAACCTATTTCTGGTTCTATGGCTGCTTATTTAAAAACACTTTCAAGTTTTAGCAAATGAATTTAATATAATTCAAACAAAACACAGATTTTAAAGAGGTAAACGCAAATGTTTCATTCAGAACAATTGCAGGAAAAGTGGGCACCACTTCTAGACTACGAAGGTCTTGATAAAATCAAAGATCATCATCGTAGAGCAGTAACCGCAGTCCTGCTAGAAAACCAAGAAAGATTTCTTAAAGATGAGTCTGCATTCCAGACTGGATCTCTCCAAACTCTGATGGAGACTCCAACAGTTAATACTAATACTGGCGCAAATGCTGGTTTTAGTGCTGCTGCATCTTCACCAGTTGCAGGTTTTGATCCAGTTCTCATCTCACTTATTCGTCGTTCAATGCCTAACTTGGTCGCATATGACCTAGCAGGTGTTCAACCAATGAATGGTCCTACTGGACTTATCTTCGCAATGCGTTCTCGTTATAACAACCAGAGCGGTACTGAAGCATTCTACAACGAAGTAGATACAGCATTCTCCGGTCAAGATGATGGATTCAACCTTACTGATGGTTGGTCTAATGGTAATGTTGGTCTTGGTACTACTAACCAGCAAGGAACTAATCCTGGACTTCTTGATCCAACTACAACTACAAGTGGTGACGCAACCACTTATAATGTTGGTCAGGGAATGAGAACTGATGCTGCTGAAAATCTAGGAAGCAGTGATGGTAATCATTTTAACGAAATGGCTTTCTCTATTGAGAAAGTTGCTGTAACTGCAAAGTCCAGAGCACTTAAAGCAGAATACAGTCTAGAACTCGCTCAGGACCTCAAGGCAATTCACGGTCTAAATGCAGAAGCTGAGCTTGCAAATATTCTCAGCACTGAAATTCTTGCTGAAATCAACCGTGAAGTTATTCGTACCATTTATAATGTAGCAGAACCTGGTGCTCAGGCAAATGTTGCTACTGCTGGTACTTTTGACCTTGATATTGACTCCAATGGTCGTTGGTCCGTTGAGAAGTTCAAAGGTCTTCTCTTCCAGATTGAGCGTGATGCTAACGCAATTGCACAAAGAACTCGTAGAGGGAAGGGTAACGTAATTATGTGCTCTGCTGACGTTGCTTCTGCACTCAGTATGGCTGGAGTACTTGATTACACCCCTGCACTCAATGCAAATCTAAGTGTAGATGATACTGGCAATACTTTTGCTGGTACTCTAATGGGTAAATTCCGTGTTTATATTGACCCATATGCTGCAAACGTTTCTGCTAATCAGTATTACGTTGTAGGGTATAAGGGTTCTTCTCCTTATGATGCAGGTCTCTTCTATTGTCCTTATGTTCCTCTCCAGATGGTACGTGCCGTTGGTGAGAACACCTTCCAGCCAAAAATTGGATTTAAGACTCGTTATGGTATGGTTGCAAATCCATTCGCTGAAGGAACTAACGATACTGCTCTAGGTCGCCTAGCAAGAAATGCTAATCGTTACTACAGAAGAGTTAAGATTAAGAACCTAATGTGATTCGGTTCATATATTTTTCGGGGAGGAGAAATCCTCCCTTTTTTAATGTTCATATCCAAAGCAAATAGTTCCACAGTCATAGATTTTATTATACCCCATTTCTCTTGCCTTTTCATATTCGGTACAATTGTAAGCACCTATAAGTTTTTTTTGAAATTTCATTCTATTATATCTTTTTAAATAATTCTTATCAACATAGTAATATGACGGAGAATTTATTTTAATCATATTAAATCCATTTTTAGAATATACATTTCCATTAGAATATCTTCTATCAGCATAAGATACTATATTTCCAGAATTTTCAGATATAAACCATTTAAGAAGTTTACTAAATCCACCTATCACATTTAATCCAATTTTATTTGAAAATCTTGAAAGTTCCCATTCATAATTGGAATTAAATCTAGACTTACAAAAAGTCATTAAACAAACTAATTCATTATTATATGTTAATCCAAGTTTAATTCTACTCTTATCTTCACCTTGTAGATGATTAGCATTTAAAAATTTATTTTTTGTGCTAACATCAACTATTATCTTTTGACATTTTCTAGCATAAATTTTACCATTCAAATTCAATTTACTTTTTATTAAAGATTTCACAATATCTTTTTTTAAATTCCACTCATCACTGTAAATGTGAAGTAATTGTATTTTTTTATTTTCGCAAAGTAAAGTTTTATTTAAATGATATGATTTATCTTTAATTAAAGATTCCTTTATCTCATCTGGCCGATAATGATGAGAATACAATCCATTATATTCAATGGCAAGATTTTTATCTGGAAGGTATATGTCAAGTTCTTTTCCATTCAATATAGATCTATTTGATTGAATTATTTCCCCACCATATATTGATCTCACATATTCATATAAATCAGTTTCTTCTTTACTTACTTTATTTACCTTTCTTTGATATGAATTAGATTCTCTAGTTTTTATATCATATATTTTTAACCATCTTGATATCGTAGATTTTGTAGTGTTAAGGTTTTCAGCGATTTGTTCACAAGTTAATCCACTTTGATACATCTCATATAATTTATTTTTATCACTCAAAATAGACAAACTTAAACTATTCCTTCTTCTACTATCAATTAAATTTTCAAGATTATGTAGACATAAGTATTTGTATACTGGAGATGTTGATATTTTTAAATTTTTAGCTATATTTTCAATGGATTCTTTTTCTATAATTCTTTTTTGATACATCCACTCATAATCTTCAAGTTTTAATTTCACTTCTTCACAAATTTTACTATCTTTACGGGAGCAATTTAAATTTGCATATAATCTAAACCCATTTTCAGTATAAGTTTTATCAATTGCACATACTTTACCACATCCACATTTACATCTTGGTATATTGTTTTCATCTATATTGTGAATCAAGGTGTATGCTCTTGTTCTTAGTGGGGGATTTATATAATGTTTATCTAAAAATGATGTAGATTCTTCAATCACTTTTCTTATATTCCGATTTAACGATAATTTGATGAATGAAGATTTGTCCCAATTGTTTTGAATTAACTCAATTATATTCATTGAAATTGATACTCTATCATTTATAGTATATATTGTATGGTTTTAAATATCAACCCAATAAATAATAATAAAAAATGACTAAAAATATATACGTTAATCAAATACAGAATAGAAATTTTTTATCTCCCACTGGATTTAAGCTTAGTCTAGTTAGATCGCCAAAAGTCGCATTTTTTTCAAATGTAGCAAATATTCCTGGAATAAATTTAGGTATAGCAAATCAACCAACATATTTAAAAGACATTGATATTCCGGGAGATAAGTTAGTTTTTGACGAATTTAGAATTAGTTTTTTGGTTGATGAAAATCTTGAGAACTTTATGGAGATTCAAAATTGGATGAGAGGGTTAGGATATCCAGAAAGTTTAAAAGAAATATATGATTTGCAAAATGAACCAAAAACCATTGATAATAGAAACTCACCAATGATGAATATCTATTCAGATGGTACTTTACAAGTTTTTAATAGTTCATATAATACTCAATTCAAAATTATATTTGAAGATATGTTTCCCACATTTCTTTCTGGACTTAAATTTGATGCTACAGATAACTCAATTGAGTACTTTACAGCAGAGGTAGTTTTTAGATATACTTACTATTATATCACAGACACAAAAGGAAATAGATTATGAGTATTGACTTGGAAAAAATCCAAGAAATGTGGGAAAAAGATTCAAAGATTGATGTTGATAATTTACATACAGAATCATTAAACGTTCCAATTTTACATTCAAAATATTTTGAAATATATAATACTATATTACTCTTAAGAAAAAAAGCAGAGCAGCAAAAAAGAAATATTAGGCACGAAAGGTATGAATATTATTCAGGAAAATCAGATCCAAAAGTTTATGTAGATAATCCATTTCCAAAAAAGATTAGAGATAAAGATACTATGCAAAAGTATCTAGATGCAGATGAAAAATTATCTCAAGTTTCTTTGAAAGTAGAATATTATGACGTAATGCTATCATATATTGAAGATATTTTAAAAATGATACACAATAGAACTTATCAAATTAAAAATTCAATAGATTATATGAAGTTTTCTTCTGGTATGTAATACAAATAAATACTTGTAGCGACATTATAAGAAGTGACTAATATTAAAATATCTAAAAAGAATGAGGTTTACATTAAGTTGGAATGTGAACCTCATATTTTATATGAACTTCAACAGTATTTTACATTTGAGGTTCCTAATGCAAAATTTATGCCTCAAAGAAGAAATAAAAATTGGGATGGTACAATAAGACTTTTATCAGTTCACACTGGAGAAATATATGCTGGACTTTTAGATAAGGTTGTGGAAAAGATAAATCTTCACGGATACTCATACGAATTTGTGAATAATAAGTATTACGGACTACCTTTTGAGGTCAATGAAACAGTATCTTTAGAAGGTGTAAAGGATTATATGAATAAAATTTGTTCATATGAACCAAGAACATATCAAGTAAGTTGTGTATTTGATGCTTTAAAATATAACAGAAAACTTATTATCAGTCCAACCGCTTCTGGTAAATCTTTAATGATTTATTCTATAGTTAGATACTTTACTGCAAAAAATAAAAATACTCTTATCGTTGTTCCAACAACAAGTCTTGTAGAGCAAATGGTCAAAGACTTTGCTGATTATGGGTGGAATTCTGATGATTACTGTCATAAAATATATTCTGGAAGAGAAAAAGATACTGAAAAACAGGTTACAGTTACAACCTGGCAATCAATTTATAAGTTAGAAAGAAAATTCTTTGAAGATTATGATGTTGTAATTGGAGATGAAGCACACTTATTTAAAAGTAAGTCCCTAATCAGCATTATGGCTAAGTTACACCACGCAAAGTATAGATTTGGGTTCACAGGAACTTTAGACGGCACACAGACGCATAAATGGGTCTTAGAGGGATTATTTGGACCTTCATATAAGGTTACAAAAACTTCAGAGCTAATGGAAAAAGGATTTATTGCAAATCTTGATATATATTGTTTAGTCTTAAAACACAATCCTAAAAAGTTTGAAACATATGAAGATGAAGTTCAATATTTAATTGGAAATGAAAGTAGAAATAATTTTATAAAAAAATTAGCTTTAGATTTAAAGGGTAATACTTTAATTTTATTTTCAAGAGTAGAAGCACACGGACAAATACTCTACGACATTCTAAATAATAATGAGAAGAATAAAAAAGTTTTTTTCATATATGGTGGAGTAGATGTTGAAGAAAGAGAAAAAATTAGAGAAATAGTTGAAAAAGAAAATGATGCTATTATTGTTGCTTCTTATGGAACAATGAGTACTGGAGTAAACATTAAAAATCTTTCTAATGTTATTTTTTCTTCTCCAAGTAAGTCTAGAGTAAGAAATCTTCAATCTATAGGTAGAGTGTTAAGAAAAGGTAAAAATAAGAGTAAAGCAGTACTTTATGATATTGCAGATGACTGTACATATAATTCATATAAAAACTATACTCTAAATCACTTTATGGAAAGAGTAAAAATATATAATGAAGAAGATTTTAATTATGAAATAGTAACAATAAATCTAAAATGAGATATGGAAGAAGAATTTTATGCAACCATAAAGTTTAAAAATGGAGAAGAAGTGTTTACAAAAATGTCTTCTTCAGAAGAAAAGAATGAAACTATTCTAATGCTACTTACACCAATAATAGTTTCTGAAGCTAAAGATAAGAATGGTTCAGTTATAGGATATAAGGTAGAACCTTGGTTAAAAACTACTAATGAAGATTTAATTATTATTAAAATGGATGATGTTCTAACTATCGTAGAAAATAGATCAGATGAAATGATTTCAATATATGAAAATTACTTAAATAGTTCTCATAGTGAATTTAAAAATTATTCAAAGATAAGTAAAAAGATGGGATATATATCTTCAATTAAAGATGCTATAGAAATGCTAGAGAAGATTTATAACAATAATCCAGAGAATTAGTCTCTAGAGTTTCTTTAATATACTTAAAGAACTTTAAGCTATAATTTATCTTCAAACGCGACAAGGCACATTATAGTCATTATTTGAGATCAAGTCAAGCTTGCTTAATTACCACTTTTTTGTTAGTATTGAATCAACAATAAATAAAAAAATAATAATGGTTGCTATATCTAAAGTTATGTCTGGAAGAAAAAGATCAGTTCATTATGTAAATAATAAAGATTTTTTAAATGCTTTAATTGAGTACAGGAATCAATCAATTGAAATAGCAGAAAAAGAAATACCAGATTTTAAAGTAGAAGATCTTAAAAAGTGGAATAGTCCAAATAAACCAAAAGTTCCCAATTATATTGGTGAATGTTTTCTTAAGATTGCGAATCACTTATCATATAAACCAAACTTTGTAAATTATATGTTTAAAGATGATATGATTTGTGATGGTATTGAAAATTGTCTTCAATATATTAATAATTTTGATCCAGAGAAGTCTCAGAATCCATTTGCTTATTTTACTCAAATTATTCATTATGCTTTTCTGAGAAGAATTCAAAGAGAGAAAAAGCAAATGGAAATTAAAAATAAAATTATTGAAAGGACTGGATATACTGAAGTATTTGAAGGTGATAGTTCAGAATGGTCCAACTATAGTGATTTCAATACTATTAAGGATAATATTCATAACAAGTTGAGATATTGATTGATGATTATTAAAATTGCAAAAGAAAATAGTAGGAGGCAGAAAAAGTGAAGGTGGGTTTGATTTGTGATACTCACTGGGGTGCAAGGAAAGGATCTAAACTTTTCCAAGATTATTTTGAAGAGTTTTATAAAAATGTTTTTTTCCCTAAATTGGAAGAAGAAAATATTAGTACAGTTATTCATTTAGGTGATGCCTTTGATAGTCGTAAATCAATTGATTATCAAAGTCTTGAATGGACAAAAAGAGTTATTCTTGACCCTCTTTCAGAGTATAAAGTTCATATGATTGTGGGAAATCACGATGTGTATTATAAGAATACAAATAATATAAATTCACCTACTCTTTTATTAAAAAATTATCCAAATATTAAAACTTATAGTGATCCAGAAATAGTAAGCATTGATAATACTAACATATTGTTTATTCCTTGGATTTGCTCTGATAATGAAGAGATGACCTACAACCTAGTTAAAACTAGTAAATGTAGTATTGGTATGGGTCATTTAGAATTGTGTGGATTTCAAGCATATAGAGGACATACAATGGATGAAGGAATGGACTCCTCCATTTTTGAAAAATATAAAAAAGTTTTTTCTGGACACTATCATACTCGCTCTGATAATGGTAAAGTCTTTTATATGGGGAATCCCTATGAAATGTTTTGGAATGATGTAGATGATCAAAGAGGATTTGTAATTTTTGATACTGAAACTTTAGATCATTATTATGTAAACAATCCGTATAGTCTTTTTAAGATAATTTACTATACGGATGATATTCCTCAAAAAATCAATTTAGAAGATTATGAAAATAAAATAGTAAAAGTGATTGTAAGAAAAAAAACTTGTTCTACTAAATTTGAAAAGTTTATTGATAAACTTTATAAGTCTGGAGTTGCTGAACTTAAAGTAGTTGAAAACTTTGAACTTGTAGAAATTGAAGATTTTGATATTTCAGAATCAGAAGACACATTATCAATTTTAAGTAGATATATTGAAGAGTCTGAAGTTGAAATTGATAAATCAAGTATAAAAAATATAATCTTTGATATATATCAAGAGTCTTGTGATATTGTATAATGTATATTTTAACACTAAAAGGAAGAGAGACTGATGGGGCATATTCTGTAATAGATGAACAAGGAGAAAAAGTTCTTTATTTATTTGTTGATGAAGATGATGCGACAAGATTTGCAATTATGTTAGAAGAAGATGATTATCCAGAAATGAGTGTGATAGAACTTGATGATGAATTAGTTGTAAATATGTGTGAAACAGAAGGGTATAGATATACAATCATTACCCAAAATGATATTGTAATTCCACCAAAAGATAATGATTATTTTTCGTAAAATTTCTTGGAAAAACTTTTTAAGTACAGGAAATCATAAAACTGAGATTGATTTTACAGAGAGTAAAACTAATTTAATTGTTGGTACAAATGGTGCAGGTAAAAGTACCATTTTAGATGCTTTGTGTTTTTCTTTATTTGGTCGCGGATTTAGAAAAATTAATAAATCTCAACTTGTTAATTCTGCAAATGATAAAAATTGTTTAGTTGAAGTTGAGTTTGATATTTCAAATCACAAATGGAAAGTAGTTCGTGGAATCAAACCTAATATTTTTGAAGTTTATAAAGACGATAAAATTTTAAATCAATTATATTCTTCTACAGAACAGCAAAAGTGGTTAGAGCAAAATCTTCTCAAGATGAATTATAAATCTTTCACACAAATTGTAATTCTGGGAAGTAGCGCTTTTGTACCTTTTATGGAATTATCAACTGCAAATCGTAGAGAAGTAATTGAAGATCTTTTAGATCTTAAGATATTTTCTTCTATGAATGGAGTTCTCAAATCTAAAATGCGGCAAATTAAAGATGATGTTAAGGTGTTAGATCTTAAAAAGCAATCTTTAAGTGATAAAATTGAGATGCAACAAAATTTTATTGAAGAACTAGAAAATCGTGGAAAGGAAAATATTAAACAAAAAGAAGAAAAGATTGATGAATTGTGTAAATTGCAAGAAGAACTTGGTGAAAAAAGTGAGAGTCTTGGATATAAAGTTGATGATTTAAATAAAGAAATTATAACGTATTCTGAATCTTCATCTAAGCTTCGTAAACTAGGAACACTTAAAGGAAAGATTTCTCAGAAGATAAAAAATATTACAGATGAGCATAAGTTTTTTTCTGATAATACGGTTTGCCCAACCTGCACTCAAGATATTGATGAAAAATTTAGATTAAATAGAATTGAAAGTGTCCAAAGTAAAGCAAAAGAACTTCAGTCTGGTTATGAAGAATTGAAAAAGACAATTGATATGGAGGAGAAGAGAGAAAATATATTCAATAATTTAACAAAGGAAATTAGTAAAATTACGAATGAGATTTCTCAAAACAATACTAGAATTTCTACACATCAAAAACAAATCCGAGATCTACAATCTGAAATTCAAAAAATTACCAATCAATTTGAAAATAAAAATATTGAACACAAAAAATTAGAAGAATTTAAAAACTCATTAATAACTGTTTATGATGAGATTTCTTTAAAGAAAGATCAGGTGCAAAAGTATGAATTTATACATTCATTATTAACTGATTCTGGAGTTAAATCTAAAATAATTAAAAAATACTTACCCTTAATTAATCAGCAAGTGAATCGATTTTTACAGATGATGGATTCATACATCAATTTTATTCTTGATGAAGAATTTAATGAAACTGTAGAATCTCCAATATATGAAGATTTTTCATATTCATCATTTAGTGAAGGTGAAAAGGCAAGAATAAACCTTGCTTTAATTTTTGCTTGGAGAGAAGTTGCAAGAATGAAAAATTCAACTAATTGTAATATTATTTTATTTGATGAAGTGTTTGATGGGTCTTTAGATGGTACTGGAACAGAAGACTTTCTAAAAATTATTCGCTATATCTTAAAAGATACAAGTGTATTTGTAATTTCTCATAAATTAGGTCTTGAAGATAAATTTGAAAATGTTTATAAAGCTGAAAAAATTAAAGGATTTTCCAGAATTGTTAAACTTTAATTAACCTCTTGATTTATTTTGGATTTTATGCTATACTTGACTAGTATACATAGATTATTTTTTGAGGATGATTAATGAAAATTTTGAAACTACTTATGAAGGTAGTTTTTCAATGAATTATGAGAGTGGAGGTTTAACATTGGGAAATTATCCATACTCCAGTGGATTTGACGATGATAAAATTATTTTTGGTGGAGATAGTAAAAATAGTAATAGTGTAGAAACCAGTATGAATGCAAATAAGGTATTTAAATATAATGAAGATAAAATCGTGAAAGAACTTCTTGACTATATTCGTGGTACTTACAAACAGCATTATTCTTCTGGAGATGATGAAATTCAAACACTTGATTTAATTGGTGCTTGTGGAGATGGTGAACCTTTTTGTCGTAGCAACATTTTGAAGTATGCTTCGCGTTATGATAAGAAAGGAACTGCTCGTCTGGACATTATGAAAGTTATGCATTATGCTGTACTACTAATGCATTTTAATGATAAAAATTCACAACGTGAAACTTATCCTCAGTAATTGTAAAATTAAAAGAACAATCAATGAAACTTTCTGAAAATACTCTAACAATTTTAAAAAACTTTTCTGGTATTAATCAGTCAATTCTTTTTAAGGAAGGTAATAAACTTCGTACAATATCAGTAGCTAAAAATATTTTAGCTGAAGCGACAATTACTGAAGAATTTCCAAAGGACTTTGGAATTTATGATTTGAATCAATTTCTAAATGGGATGGGTCTTCATAAAAATCCAGAACTTAATTTTGATAATGATGGATATGTTGTGATTCGTGAAGGAAAAATGCGATCAAAGTATTTCTTTGCAGATCCTAATGTAATCATTACTCCTCCAGAAAAAGAAATTGAATTTCCAACTGGAGATGTTTGTTTTGAACTAAAAACAGAACAATTAGATCGCCTTCTGAAAGCAGCAGCAGTATACCAGCTTCCAGATATTTCTGCTGTTGGTGGATCTGGAGTAGTGAAATTAGTAGTTCGTGATAAAAAGAACGACACTTCAAACGATTTCTCTATTGTTGTAGGAGAAACTGATAATGAATTTTGTTTTAACTTTAAAGTTGAAAATCTTAAAATTCTTAACGGATCTTATGAGGTAGTTGTATCAAGAAAACTTTTATCTAAATTTGAATCTAAAAATCATAATCTAATTTATTGGATTGCTTTAGAACCTGATTCTACTTTTGAATAATGAAGCATATACTCTTTACACTAAAGGGTTGTATTCCTGAAGAATTGAATGATGAAGGTTTTATCAGGGATGTTATGTATCAAGCATCAGAATGGTCAAAATCTACTTTGATTTCTTTACATTCTCATAAATTTGATCCTCAAGGAGTCACTGCGATTGCTCTACTTGCGGAAAGTCATATCAGTATCCATACTTGGCCAGAGAAAGGTATGGCGATATGTGATGTTTTCACTTGTGGAGATCATACAAAACCAATGGATGCAGTAGAATATATGAAAACAGAATTTAATTCTGCTAATATTATTGTAAATGAATTTGAAAGACCACTAGAATGAATATTTTTGTTACATCTTTGTGTCCAACAAAATCTGCTCAAGTTCTTCCGGACAAATTAGTAGTGAAGATGCCCGTTGAAACCTGCCAACTATTATCTATAGTAGCATCACACAAGTGGGGACACGGATATGGCACTCTTCCGAAGGCAGACGGCACTCCTTATGCCACAGAGAAGGGTGCCTTTCGTAATCATCCCTGTACTAAGTGGGCAAATGAGTCTGAAGAAAATGCAAGATGGTTGTTAGTTCACGGATTTGCATTGTGCCAAGAATATGCTGCAAGATATGAAAAAACTCATACTTGCTTTCAAACACTTCTTGCTGCAAATGAAATCTTTCCAAATGTGAACTATAGTAATCACACACCATTCGTCAGAGCTATGCCTGATGAATATAAACTTGATACAAGCATTGATACATTCACTGCATACAAAATGTATATTGCTTCTAAACCTTGGGTATGCGATAATTATATTCGCTTACCACATCGTAAACCTTCTTGGATAAACTAAATTATGGAACTATCTGAAAATAAACCTTTCTTGTGGGTAGAACAATGGGCACCAGAATCTGTAGAAGAATTAATTTTAACTAAAAGTGTTAAAGAATTTTTCTTAAATGTTGCAAAGGAAGGTCAACTAAATCAAAATCTAATTCTTCAAGGGTCTCAAGGTTGCGGTAAAACACAAACAATCAAAACTCTTTGTAAAATTACAAAACAGGATGTTTTATTTTTAAATGGATCTTCTGAGGGGAGGTATTTGGATACTATTCGTAATCAAGTAATTAATTTTGGAACTACCGTTTCAATGTTTAATGATAAGAAAAAGGTAGTATTTTTTGATGAATTTGATGGAACAACTAATGATGTAATGCTTTGTCTTCGTGGAGTCATTGAGCAATTGCATAAAAATGTATGTTTTATTTTTACTTGTAATAATTTAAATAAAATTATTGAACCTATTCAATCTAGATGTGTTGTCCTAAAATATACTCCAATTTCTAAAGAAGAAAAACCTCAAATGATGTCTGATACTTTTAAGAGAGTATCTTATATTTTGGATAAGGAAAATATTGAATATGATACTAAAGTCATATTGGAAATGGTTAAAAATTATTTTCCCGATACCAGGAGACTTTTAAACGCTCTTCAGAGTTATTCTGTAACTGGAAAAATTGATTCTGGAATTCTTGCAAGTTTTTCTGATGTACAAATTGATAATCTTATAGAATTCATTAAAGATAAAAATTTCCCAGAAGTAAGAAAGTGGGTTATTAATAATGTTGATAATGATACAAATATTATTATGCGTAAAATTTATGATGCCCTTTACCATGTATTAGATGGTCCAAGTATTGCATCTTCGGTTTTAATTATTGCAAAGTATCAGTACCAGAGTGCCTTTTGTGCAGACCAAGAGATTAACTTGCTTGCTTGTATAACTGAAATAATGTGTGAATGTAAATTTAAGTGAATATTATGGAATTGAAGGATTGGTTAAATTCAATTAATGATACAAAGAAAAATTTAATTGACGAAAATAATTCTGTTGAGAGAGAATATCCTCCATTTATAATCAATAAATGTTTATCAGGTAATATTGATTGTTTATTGTATTCAAATGAAATGAATATGAATAGGCATTTGAGTAAAAAAATGCAATATGATTTTTATATAAATAGTATTCGTAAAAGAAGAAGATTTTCTCCTTGGGTTAATAAAGAAAAGATTAAAAATCTTGAAATTATTAAAGAATATTATGGATATAATGATGAAAAGGCAAGACAATCTTTGAAAATACTTACAAGAAAACAAATTGAATTTATTAAAGACTCTCTTGATACAGGTGGAAAAAAATGAGTAACATTAGCGAATTAAAAGTGAATTGGACTTCTGATATGATGATTGAAGTTTCTTTGAGTGAACCTGATGATTTTTTGAAAGTTCGTGAAACCTTAACTCGTATTGGAGTAGCTTCAAGAAAAGAAAAAAAATTGTATCAATCCTGTCATATTCTTCATAAGCAGGGTAGATATTATATTGTTCACTTTAAAGAATTATTTGCGTTGGATGGTAAGCACGCAAATTTAACTGTGAATGATATTCAAAGACGAAATAGAATTATTAAACTAATTTCTGATTGGGGTTTAGTTAATGTAATTAATCATGAACTTGTTACTGATATTGCACCTCTTAATCAAATCAAAGTTCTTGCTTATAAAGAAAAAAATGATTGGGTTTTAGAACAGAAATACTCAATTGGTAAAAAAAGAGTAGAAGAAACCGAATAATGAAAGTAGGGAATTCAACATTCCCTTTTTTAATGAATTGTTATAAATTAATAATGGATGCCGAAAGGGTCTGCACAATCAAACCTCGCTTAAAAAGGAGTTAATAAAATGACAAAAGGAGTTAATAAAATGGCTAACCTAGCAAGATATACTGCTTCAGATCTTACCCAATTGATGGATAGAATCACACATAATAGTATTGGGATGGATGAATATTTTGATCGTTTATTTAATCTTCACGAAACTACATCAAATTACCCACCATACAATTTTATTAAAATTAGTAACAGTGAGTTTAGATTAGAACTTGCACTTGCTGGATTTAGAAAAAAAGAAGTTAATGTATACACTCAAGATGGTAAACTTTTTGTTGAAGGGCATAAAGAAGATAAAGAACTAAAAACAAAATACCTACACAAAGGTTTAGCACAAAGAAGTTTTACTAGAGTGTGGACACTCTCTGATGATATGGAAGTTAGATCAGTTGATTTTGAGGATGGGATTTTGACAGTTATTTTGAGTAAAGTTGTTCCAGAACACCATAAGAGAATGGATTGGTTCTAAATAATTTTGGGCAATCCCAAATATCGTCGCCAAGGGAGGTTAATGGCAAAAACCATTGACGCCTCCCTTTTTTATTGCTATAATAATTATTATTGTGAGGAGGAATTTTGATTTGACTGTAAAGTTAGTATTATTGAAATCTGGTGAGGATATAATCGCTGATGTAAATGAAATGTACACAGAAGAGCAAAAACTTATTGGATACTTATTTAAAAAACCTTGCTCAGTAAAACTACGTAGCTTTTCTCCAGAGTCTGATGGTAAAAATGGATATCAAATTGGACTTAGTTCTTGGATTCCTTTAACTCAAGATGATATAGTTCCAGTTCCTTTAGAGTGGGTTGTAACTATGGTAAATCCGATTGAAAGATTGCTTCAAATGTATGAAAATGATGTTGTAGATAAGAAAGAAAATGATAAAAATTCTGATTCTAATTAATAATTTAGTTCTAATTTCAAAAATAGAAGAAGTTGGAGTTGATATTGGAGAACCCGATTGTAAACTTACAGAACCATTTGTAATTAATACAGATTCTATAACAAATGTAAAAACATTTATTCCGTGGATATTTGATTATACAAATCAAAATACTATGATGATTTCTTCAGATAAAATATTGACTATTGTAGAACCGAATGAAACTCTTCTTCAAAAATATGAGGACTTGACTAAAAAATGAGATTTTATACAAATGTTCAGATGGTTGGTAATGAATTTCTTGTTCGTGGATATGAAAATGGTCAAAGTGTTATATTTAGAGAAAAGTATCAACCTACTCTCTTTGTTAAAAGTAATAAAAATTCAAAATATAAAACACTTGAAGGTGAAAATGTAGAACCAATTCAACCTGGTACTGTAAGAGATTGTAGGGAGTTTTACAGTAAATATAAGGATATTGATAACTTTAAAATATATGGTAATGATAGATATGTGTATCAATATATTTCTGATAAGTATCCAGAAGATGAAATAAAATTTGACATTAAAAAAATCAATCTTGTAACACTTGATATTGAAGTTGCTTCTGAGAATGGATTTCCAGATACGGAATCTTGTTCTGAAGAAATCTTATCTATTAGTGTTCAAAATTACTCTACTAAAAATATATTAACTTGGGGAAGAAAACCTTATACTAGTAAAAAGAAAAATGTAAAATATATTCATTGCTCAACTGAATATGAACTTTTATCTTCATTTTTGATTTTTTGGGTTAATTATCCTCCAGAAATTGTTACTGGATGGAACATCCAATTGTATGATATTCCGTATATTTGTGGTAGGTTGGAAAAAGTTCTTGGTGAAAAAGAAATGAAAACTTTTTCTCCTTGGGGTCTTGTTACTAAAGGTGAACTGATAATTTCTGGAAGAAAAAATGTAGTTTATGATGTTGGCGGACTTACTCAATTAGATTATCTTGAACTTTATAGGAAATTTACATATAAGGCTCAAGAATCTTATCGTCTTGATTATATTGCTGAAGTGGAATTGGGACAAAAGAAACTAGATCACTCTGAGTTTGATACCTTTAAGGATTTTTATACAAAAAATTGGGAAAAATTTATCGATTACAATATCATTGACGTGGAACTTGTTGACCAATTAGAAGACAAGATGAAACTGATTGAACTTGCTTTGACTATGGCTTATGATGCAAAGGTGAATTATGCCGATATATTTTATCAGGTTAGAATGTGGGATACAATTATCTACAATTATCTAAAGAAAAGAAATATTGTAATCCCTCAAAAGGATAGAAGTGAAAAAAATGAAAAATATGCAGGTGCTTATGTTAAGGAACCTATTCCAGGAAAATATGATTATGTTGTTTCATTTGACTTGAATAGTCTATATCCACATTTGATGATGCAATTCAATATAAGCCCAGAAACATTGGTTGATGATAGACATCCAACAGTAAATGTGGAGAAGATTCTTAAAAAAGAACTTTCATTTGAAAACTACAAGGACTACGCTATATGTCCTAATGGAGCAATGTATAGAAAAGATTTTCGTGGATTTCTTCCAGAACTAATGGAAAAAATGTATGAAGAACGTAAGATCTTTAAAAGAAAAATGCTTGAAGCAAAGCAGCAATACGAAGAAACTCCTACTAAAGATCTTGAGAAAGAAATTGCAAGATGTAATAATATTCAGATGGCGAAGAAGATTTCTCTTAATTCTGCTTACGGTGCTTGCGGAAACGCATACTTCAGGTACTATAAATTATCAAATGCAGAAGCAATTACCTTAAGTGGTCAAGTTGCAATTCGCTGGATTGAGAACAAAATGAATCAATATTTAAATAAGATTCTCAAGACAGAAAATAATGATTATGTTATTGCTTCTGATACTGATTCTATCTATTTAAATCTTGGACCTCTTGTCTATAAATTCTTTAATGATAAGACTAAAGATATAAACGACATTGTAGAAATTTTAGATAAAATTTGCAAAGAGCAATTTGAACCTTTTATTGAATCTAGTTATGATGAACTCGCAGAGTATGTAAATGCTTATGAGCAGAAAATGCAAATGAAGAGGGAAAACATTGCTGATGGTGGAATTTGGACTGCTAAGAAAAGATATATTCTTAATGTATGGGATAGCGAAGGAGTTCGTTATGAAAAACCCAAACTAAAAATGATGGGAATTGAAGCAGTAAAGTCTTCTACTCCAGCACCTTGTCGTAAAATGATTCAAAATGCTCTAGAGTTGATGATGAATGGTAATGAAGAAGATATTATCAATTATATTGAAAAATCTCGCAGTGATTTTTATAAATTATCTCCAGAAGAAATTGCTTTTCCAAGAACAGTTTCTGATGTAAATAAGCATAAGTCTTCTTCTACGATTTATAATAAAGGAACTCCGATTCACGCTAGAGGGGCACTTTTGTTTAATCATTACATTAAAGAAAAAAAATTAACAAACAAATATTCTTTAATTAATAATGGTGAGAAAATTAAATATTGCTATTTAAAAAAACCCAATCCAATTTATGAAAATGTAATTTCATTTATTCAGGATTTTCCTAGAGAACTTGGTCTTGACAAATATATTGATTATGACCTACAATTTGAAAAAAGTTTCTTAGATCCACTAAGGTCAATTCTTGATGCAATTGGATGGAAGACTGAACAAAAAGTTAGTTTGGAGGATTTTTTCTCATAAT